CACCATGCGCCCTTAGCTCAATTGGATAGAGCACCGGCCTTCTAAGCCGTAGGTCGTAGGTTCGAATCCTACAGGGCGTGCCATTATGAATCATGCACTTACGCCTTTTTCACTTCCTCCTCATTTCCTGTGTGGGACATATTTGGGACATCAACCCCAAAAATTGAGTCAATTTGCTTCGCGTGTTCAGTTAAATGATTAGGTGCCAGGTGGGCATATCGACGGACCATTTCGATACTTTCCCAGCCGCCCATTTCCTGAAGTACGGATAACGGAACACCGGACTGAATTAACCAACTCGCCCATGTATGTCTCAGGTCGTGGAACCGGAAATCCTCAATACCTGCACGACGACAAGCTGCATTCCATGCACTCTGGTCATCAACCCGCATCTTCCTCACTGATGGAGTCTTAGAGCCATCAGGTCGAACACCGGCTTTCATATGGACGAACACCCATTTATGATGATTGCCAATCTGATCGCGCAGTACCTTACAGGCCGTATCATTCAGCGCTACGCCAATAGCTCTGTTTGATTTGCTGTCTTCAGGATTTACCCAGGCAACACGACGCTGCATGTCTATCTGTTGCCATTCCATATTGATTATGTTCGAACGACGGAGACCGGTTGCCAGCGCAAACTTAACAACCGACTTCAGCGGCTCAGGACATTCCTCAATAAGTCTCTTAGCTTCCTCATGCTCCAGCCAGCGCACCCGCTTATTCCTCACGGCAGGAACCTTAATCACAGGTGCCTTTTCCAGCCATTTCCAGTCAAGCTCTGCCGCACGCAGAATGGCCTTCATCAGAGCCAGATGTTTTGCCTTGGTGGAAGTGGTAACGGGGGAGGCTGAATATACTGGTGCTGGCTGTCCGTTCTTCTGCGCCGCTGCTGCCTGAATTTTCCATATCTCAAGCAGCTTGCGGTTGCTCATCTTGTTTACTGCTGAGTAAATCCTTTGCTCAGTGACATCCTTTAATCGAATCCCTTCGAAGTGCGCCAGCCAGAACGCCATGCGGCTGCGGTCGTCTTTCAGTGACTTCTTCTCGGCCTTTTCCTCAAGCCACCGCATGCATGCATCATCAAACGTTACGTCAGGGAAATCGCCTAACCGGTCTACTCGCCACAATTCAGCTTTGCGCTTGTCATGTAGCTCAGTAGCGAGCCGTTTGTCGGAAGTCCCAAGGCTTTCCTTAATTCGCTTCCCGCCCGGGAGCGAGTACGATGCGTACCATATTTCACCTCTGCGGAAGAGTGACATTGTGTTTCCTCTTTAATGCCATCACCCGCGCTCACGCCGACAGTATGCAGCGGAGACTGAAGCGCCGCAATGCAGGCTTGCCGTGTTGTGAGGTATGGGGATTTGGGTTTGGAAGGGTCTTTGCGTGTTGCCTGAAGGCGGCCTGTGCGAATCCAGTTGGTAGCGGTTGGTCTGGATATCTTGAGAAATGCACAGGCCTCATCGAGTGTGAGGCTGTGTGATTCCATGGTTACTCCTATGCATACCACTTATCTACATGGTCGTATTCGATAACTACATCTTCATACCCTAGCGATATAAGAAGCTCGCAAATCACCTTATCTGCATCGGCATGGTCACTCTCAGGGTCGTAGCTTGTATGTAGTGCCTTCAGTTTCGCTATCGCTTCTTCACGAGTCATTACCTGCCTCCTTACGCTAATTTCTTATACACGCGAGGAGCATCATCAGTAGCCGCGCGAAGTTCGTGTTCGTTATGCACCGAGTAGTTTCCGTAATCCCATTTGCACCACACTTTCGGATGGTCGCTATCCGGCTCAATCTGGCTCGCAACCATCCATCTGATGCCTCCAGTCTTAAGCTGCACTAACGCGCCCACAGCAAATTTAGCCATAACAAGCCCTCTGACATGTGAATGAGTGAAGAGATAGCGATCAGAGCCATAATTCCGACTATGAGCCAGATAATTGGATTGGCGTGCATGATGACTCCGATAAAGAAAAACCCGCATGGTGCGGGTTTGTTATTTGGCTGGAGGTGAGGGAAGTGGTTGCCAGTGAGTTACGCCATGTACAATACCTCGTAAGTCTTCAAATCTTGGCGCTCTACCTCTTTCCGTTTTAGCGCCATCCCATTGCGTATACGAAGCACTGCGGACGTACTTTTCCTCAATGGCAACAATTACGCGGCTTCCAATTTCCGGCATCCGCTCACTGCAAGCCACCCAACCATCCGGAAACACCGGAGAGTTGCCATCGGCACCCTGAAGCATGGCGGCGCGGCGACCAGCTTTCCACGCAGATTCAGCCATAACACCAAGCATCTGCTTAGCTGCCGTGGTGTATTGATTATGCTGATAATGCTCATGCCATTCCCTGCCAAACCAAGAATAGAAATTATCGTCAGCATCAACTGAAACTGGATTCATTATCCGTGGCGATGGGTAAGCAACACGAAAAAGGGTGGATGGTTTCGCTTCAAGCAGTTCCTCTAAATGTTGTTTGTCGTAATCAGTCCAACTTCCATCGACCAATACTTGATACACCGGCTCCGCTTCGAGCGATGCCAGCGCCCGTTTCATCGCCTCAAGCGCCATGGCCGCATCTTCGTTTACTGCGCCTGGAGTCGCATCGCGCTCTTCTTCAAGCTCCGCGATGGTCTTCAGTAGCCATTCTTTGGTAAGTGTTCTCATGCTGCCTTACCTCCATTGTTTGCAAATGCGCCATGAAGCTCATTTCTTACTTTCTCGATAGCTTCAGCTGCCTCAATTTTCTCGATAAAGTATCCGACGTGAATATGCTTACCCTCATGCATAATTCCAGCCCTCCACTTCTTCATTTCCTTACACCAAGAAACACCCTTAATGCCTGATGTATTGGTGGACTGCATCTTCCTGTTGAATCCGTTCTGGCTTAAAGAAACCTGGCGGATATTACTGATTCGGTTGTCCTGCCTGTCTCCGTTGATGTGGTCCATGAACGCTGATGGAAACTCACCGTGTTCATATAGCCATGCAAGGCGGTGGCAAAAGTGAACCTTCCCATCGACGCACACCCGAAGATAGCCACCAGAGCTAGGCCATCCAGCGATCTCACCTTCCTTGGCTCTGCTTGATCTGGTTTTAAGTCTCGTGAAAACACCGGTATCTCTATCGTAATGAAGAAGTTCCTTTAGGCGCTCTTGGGTTAGCATCACTTAGCTACTTTACCGGTTGCGGCGCGGTCGATGCGTTCAATTTCAGCCAGAATAAGTGCGCCTGCTTTAACCAGGTCGCGACGCGGACCTTGTTGCTTAAACCACTCTGGTTCCCATGGCCAGTTAAAAGGGATTGCTGGGGCAATAGGTTTGCGGTGCGCATACTGCGCATAGGAGCTGGCAGCAAGCGCCATTTCCCCACATGAATGATCATCATCATGCTCAGTAGTCCATCCCTCAGCTGACTGCTGCCGCTGTCTCTCCGCAAGTACGTCAATCGCGGCCTTTGAAAACGATGTCGCCTCCAGCTCAGCAATCCGCTTCTCTGCGGCTTCCAGCTCATCCAGCAGCGCCAGTACGGCGGCGGGGTTAGCTGCGGCGATGTGTTTTGCATCCTCTTCACGCCAGATACTCTGCCTTGAAAACCCCCACCATACGACGGCCTCGGCCAGAAACTCTTTATCACTGGTATCAATACCGTAGTTACCGTCCTCACAAGGCTTGTCATGCACGTACCACGGTCCCGGTGTCGCCTTTTCAGCGGCTTCACGTAATGCGCGTTTGTCGATGTTGCTCATTGGGCGGACTCCTGCTTCTGATTGTTGTATACGGCCCAACTCAGAGCATCGAGCTTGTCACGACCTGCTTTGTCGTACATGTGGATGCCATCGCTACAGGCGTGCTCTTGCTTCACCTGCTCTTCGAGAGCGCTTATCTCTTCGTAAGAAAGTGTTGCCAGCTTGAGTCGATTCCAGCCGAAGTTACGGATGCGCGTCATGACTGCACTCCTTTGCGAAACTGGGTGTCTAATTGCTCTGCGCAATGCAAAAGCGCTTCGGTTGCTTCAAATACGGTTACTTTCTGTCTATCGTCTAAACCAGCAAGCGCCTTGTGTTTAACGAATTCCGCGCATAGGTCGTTAAAAGCGCTGGCCCGCACTTCAGCAAAGAAAGCGTCGGTCGCTGGGGTTTCAACATCCATGTTCAGCGGATAGTCGGCATTCAACTCATCGTGAATGAATTCAGCCAGATTCTTGCGACTTACCTTCAGCCCCGCATTCTCCGCAGCCAGCGCCGAGCACTTGGCTTCAAGTGCGGCGTAGTCATCGTATTTAACGTATTCACCGTCGTCGCTTGCATGCAAAACTCGCTCATTGAATGGTGCAGGCTGGTAACGTTTCACGCTCATTTCTTCGCCCTCTGGTTTAACCACGCTGTCAGGAATTTGTTCTCGTTCACACTTGGGAATGACTCGCGCTTCAACATTTCTTCGCGTGGGATATCGTTGATGGGTTTGAAGCGATGTCCTGCTATTAATTCATTGGGCGTGATGAAGGGGTCGTAGTAATTTCCGATCATGATGGCAGCCTCGATAATTTCGCTCTTACTGAATAGATGGAACGGGAGGTGACTTCTGCGATTTCGTTTGGAGAGTGCGATGAAAAGAGAGCTAATTCCTTTTTGCTCCATGGCTTGTTGTCGCTGGAGATTAACTTGATGCCTAATCTTCCAGCCTTGCTCCATATCGACATTTCAGAGCGCTCAAGCTTTTCCGCTATTAGCTTTGGTTCCATGGTGGAAGCAACTTCGCGCAAGAAGTCCTCCTCCCATGATTCCCACAGGAGGTATGTCATGCTGAATCCTTATTTGATTAGGAGGGATGGCTTGCCTATTTTGAGTGTCGCGCCCGGGATGGAATTTCCGGCCTTGAGTTGATGCTTGATGGCTAACTTGTCAGCCTTAACTGATGTCACGTACTCGACATACTCAGGAGGCAATGAGCCTTCATCTGTGATTTCTACCGACTCGACAGGGGCACGAACAGTTACCTGATGGATGCCAGCGCGAATCTTCTTCTTACCCATCATCTCAAGCGAATTGGCGATGTAGGTCATGATGTTATCGACCTTGTTGTTGATTACTGCCGCGCGTTCATTGAGTGCCTTAGCCTCTTCCTTGAGGCGTTCTGCATATCCGGTTTCGTTCTTACAGATAGCCAACAACTGTTCTATCTTATCTGTAAGCTCACCTTCCATGCCTTCCAGCGTGTCGGCTATCTCGTCGGCTTCAAAATCAGAGTCCATTAGCCTGGCGTAATCGTTGGCAATCTCATACAGTTTGCTCATATGCCATTCCTCTCAGTGGAGAGCCCAGAAGATACCTCAGCAACTATCCTTGCCTCGCAGGCGTCAACAAAGTTACCAAACAGCCCCAGATACTCATCCATGAATATGGCTCTCCATTTTCTTCTTTGCTTATGAAACCCAACTCCAGTTATGCCCGATGTGTTATTTTTCTGTTTTCTCTTGTTCAAAAGATTTATTTGCTGAGAAACGCACCTAAGGTTTTCTATTCGGTTATCGCTCGGATTTCCATTGATATGGTCTATTACCATCCCTTCTGGAATTTCTCCGTGGTGAATTTCCCACACCACCCTGTGCACGTATTCTCTTTTTCCGCTCATGCTTACAATGCAATGGCCAGATTTTGTTTGGGGCTGTCCTAGATAAGGTTTAAATTTTACCTTTAACTATCTGT